TTACAATGTGGAAATTCTTATGTGAAGAATATACATTTCGTTATGGTAAACAACACGCCTGTAGCCGTTTGTTGAATTGTTTAGATATGGCACCAAATAAGATACTTAATGGAGATTTTTATCCACCTACACCTGCAATGCCAGATGAATGTAAGATAAAAAATGATTCTCTTGCATCGTACCATAAATATTATATCGAACGGAAAATGGGATTCGCAAAATGGACAAAACGACCCATACCTATTTGGTTGAAACAAACACATAATTAATATTTAATAAGGATAGATTGGTGCCGACTTTCAGATTCGTAAATACACAAACAAATGAGGAATTTGACTATTTTATTTCCAATCACGAAAAGAAAATATTTCTGGAAAATAATCCTAATGTCAGACAGATTCCGACTGGATTTACAATCGTAAGTGCCGTAGGGTCTGTTGATTCAAAGACAGACAATACATGGAAGGAAGTTTTGTCTAAGGTCGCTGAAAAACATCCTAATTCCAGTGTTGGTCAACGTTATGGCAAAAAAACAATCAAGCAAATAAAGACAGAACAAATAGCTCAAAAACATTTGAAATCGCCAAAGTGAATTTCTGTCATGTAAAATTGGATACTCTGGATTTTGAACTGGAGTCTATTACAACCGAGGGTAAACGAACATATAAAACGCCAAGCGGTAATGTATATCCTTCCGTTACTACGGTATTATCTTCGTACAATAAGAAGGCTCTTTTGGAGTGGCGACAAAGAGTGGGTGAAGAAGAAGCAAATAGGATATCTCGCAAAGCAACAGGACGCGGCACCAAATTGCACAGTATCGTTGAAAAGTATTTACTCAATGAAATGTCACCGCTACAAATGCATTCATTGATGCCCGATACGAAAGAGTTGTTTTTAAAACTTAAACCTTTTTTGGACATTCATATAAACAAGATATATGGAATAGAACAGCCTCTGTTTAGTGATGAACTTCGCCTTGCAGGAAGATGCGATTGTATTGGTGAGTGGGATGAAAAAATCTCAATTATTGACTGGAAAACGGCAAATTATGCAAAGGAAAAAAATCAAATTGCCAATTATTTTATGCAGGCCTCAGCTTATGCAGAAATGTTCGCAGAAAGAACTGGGCTTCCAATTGAACAAATCGTAATTGCAATTGCTGTGGAAAATGAACAACCTCAAATTTTTATTGAAAATAAAAAAGATTATTTGATAGAATTAAATAAATATGTTGACAGGTTTCATAATGCACAATATAATGAGGACATAAAATGATTGTAGCGCAATGCCGAACCAGGGAGAATGATGGTGGCCCTAGTTGTAAAGAGAACAACAAAGTATTTGTTTTACCTGTATGTTGTATGGAGCATTGCTGCTGACATTACTTTGTTGTCTGCAATTATTTGGTATATATTTTTGTGATGGCATAGTTAGTGTAAAAATTGCTGTGTGAAGCGATGAGAAAAATGTTCTGGACGGCGGTTCGATTCCGCCCTGGTCCACCAGAAGTGGTATTGCGGTACCACATCTAATGGGCCAGCCATGGTTTCGACAGGGCAAAGAGTAACAAAGTGGACAGCACGGTAGGCGATGACCGTAAATCAAGCAAAAACGTAAATGCAAACGATAGTGCATACTTTGGAGACCTTCGCCTAGCGGCGTAATCTCCGTGGGGTTTAGCAGAGTGTACCTTATTACCCAAACACTCTGCACAAATAATAAAAGGCTAGCAAAAAGTCTACCTGATAGGAAATAGAATCGCAGAGAATATTTGCGGTCCTTAACTGATTAAGGAGAAATATGCAAGTTCGTATTTTATTCACCCTAGCTATTGTAACATTAATTTTAGGTTTTAGTTTTTTATTAGCTAACATTCAATTGCCACATATGCCGTATAAAGCTTATTTCAATAATTTAACGGCAGACGTAAAAAAACAAATCGTATGTCTTGCTGAAAACATTTATTTTGAGGCAGCGTATGAGCCATATAAAGGTAAGATTGCTGTAGCATTTGTTACACTCAATCGTGTAAACAGTAAGCATTTTGAAAATACTATTTGCGATGTCGTAAAGGAAAAAAGAGGTAGTGTTTGTCAATTTTCATGGTATTGTGAAGAAAAACCTAAGGCAATGTCATATGGAAATGTCTTGACAAATAGTAATAGTTCGGTGTATAATGACATTACACGCATAGCAATATATGTCTATGCAAATTATGATAGATTGGAAGACCCAACCAAGGGTGCTTTGTTTTACCATGCCGATTATGTAAATCCGGGTTGGAGAAATATGGAAAAAACAGCAACAATTGGTAGACACATTTTTTATACCAGAAAGGATTTAAAAACCTTATGAACGCAAAAGTATCGGATTTAATTAAATTAGATTCCACTTTCATTGTTTGCTTGACTGTGATTTTATTGGCAGCAATTGGTGGTTTTGGTTACTATTCTGTTACAGATAGAATTCTCATGGCCGGAAACATTGATGGAGCAATTTCAAAAGGAATTGACCCACTTTCCGTTCGCTGCTCATATGCGAAAAGTGACGATTTGATTTGTGTTGCGTTTGCATCTTCGGCGTCTTATGCACAACCCACACAAAGACATAATGTAGTACCGCAGGCTAAAAAATAAACGAAAGGAATTTTGTTATGACAGTTCAACAACTAAGTATTAATCAATTGTCGCAGCCCGACCGCGATAAATTGCTTAAAATTGTTAAAGAATGTTCTGATTCACTGACACGAATGGCAGCAGAAAATGATTTTGTGCGCGAGAATATTACAGAAACCGCAAAGCAAATGAAGTTGCCTAAAAAACTGGTTGCAAAGTTGGTCAGAGTTTATCACAAGCAAAACTATGATGAAGAAATTGCTGTGCATGAACAATTTGAAACTCTTTATAAATCAGTGGTGAAATAATGCTTCGCTACATTTTTACATGTGAACATAATGAAGAAAAAGGTTTTTCTAAACACAGCATAGAGTTTCGTGCTGATACCTTGACTGCCGTGCTTGAACAATTTGATATGTTCTTGCGTGGCAATGGATTCTGCTATGATGGCGTTGTGGATATTGTTGATAATCGTGAGGATTTGGAGAACAATGAAGGTGAAGATTTGGCGCTATCAAAATCAAGATGGGCGGCAGTGGTTCATTCTTTCACAAATCCGCCCAAGTTCCGAGCAAATTCATGCGAGGTTTGTGGACTTGATAAGAACATGATGAAAAGCCATAATTGTTATGATGATAATTGCCCAGTTCATGCACCGAAAGAAAAGATTGCTGCGAGTAATTAATGCCCACAAAAGAGGAAATGGCTAAGTTTGCTAAGGCCATTGATGCACTTGTTTCTAAAACCGATTACAATTATATTGAAGCGATTATAGAATATTGCAAGCAAACGGGTCTGGAAGTAGAAGTGGCTGCGACATTAGTAAATGCCAATTTAAAATCAAAATTGGAAAATGATGCCATGGAAAACAACCTGTTGAAAGAAAAAATATCTCGTTTACCGCTATGACCGGTTATGATGCTTTCTGCCTATACGAATCATTAAAATTACATTTCAATAAAGATTCTTATGACTTTTTCAAATATAATGGCAAAACAAATGTAACTATTACTGCATTTGAAAATCGTAAAGACAAATACCATTTTTATAAACTGTCACGGAAGTATTCTGACAAACAAGACCTCACCGATTTCATTGTTGCCAATTTGATGATAAATGAACGATTGTGGGTTGGAGACTTGTTGAGTGAAGATGCTGAAGTAAGACATAGAGTGCGAAAGAAAACTCTTCAAAGTCTTTCCTATGTCTTTGAGAACGATTGTAAGACACTATTTGAAGGTACTAGTAATCCTAACGATGTAATTAAAACAAATGGTGATTATCCGATATTACTTACAAAGGCATTACGCAAAGAAATTACAATTGAAACTTTGGTAATCTTAAATAAGATTTTAAATTTTTTTCCCATGTGGGATAAGAAAATTACCGATACGGTTCGATGGCCAGATTTCCGACGTAGATGCGAAAAGTATGCCTCATTTTTACCACAAGATATGTTAAAATTTAAGATGATGATAAAGAAGATTTTGTAATGAAGAAATTATATCTCGATATGGATGGCGTTCTTACTAACTTTGTTGCCGAGTTTTCTCGGCACTATGGGCTTGAGTCTCTTAAAAATCGAGACAAAAAATTGTGGACAGAAGATTGGCCAAATTTTATTTTGGTAAAAAGAGGTTTTGAGAATTTACCTTGGTATCCAGGTGGTAAAGAGATGATAAGATTTGCCAAGCAAATTGCAAAAAAGGGAATTCCAGTTGAAATTCTTACTTCAACGGGTGGTGAAAGTTATCATAATGAAGTAAAAAAACAAAAAAATATTTGGTTAAAAAAGCAGGGTATCACATTTAAATCAAATATGGTTCCCGGGCGAAAAAAGAAAAGGGATTATGCTGGTCCAGGTATTGTTCTTGTTGATGATACCTTAGATGTCGTTGAATCGTTTAATAAGGCAGGCGGTATTGGCATACATCATACAAATTTAGGCGATACTGTTGAAAAACTTAAAGCTTTGCTTGCATGAACACTAAATATATGATATATTATGTTTATGTGAATAAGTCGTTTATACACCGTTAATACTCCGTCATACGAAAGGAAATACAATGAATAGTTTTGCAAACCTAAAGCGCAGTCGCAATGATTTCGCTAAACTCACAAAGGCTATTGAAGCTACCACACAAGCCACAGAAAGCGGTTCTAAAGTTAGAGAAGATACGCGATTTTGGCAACCAGAAGTAGATAAAGCAGGTAATGGCATGGCAGTCATTCGTTTTCTACCAGCACCACAGGTAGATGGCGATGATGCATTGCCTTGGGTTCGTGTATTCTCACACGGATTTCAAGGACCTGGTGGTTGGCTTATTGATAATTGTTTGACCACTATAAATGAAAAATGCCCTGTTTGTGAACACAATAGTACATTATGGAATTCTGGTATTGAAGCAAACAAAGATATTGCTCGTAAACAAAAACGAAAGCTATCTTATATTGCCAATATTCTTGTAATCTCTGATCCTACTCACACAGAGAATGAAGGGCAAGTTCGTCTTTTCAAATTTGGTAAGAAAATTTTTGATAAGATTACAGAAGCAATGAATCCAGAATTTGCAGATGAGAAGGCAGTTAATCCATTTGATTTGTGGGAAGGGGCTAACTTCAAATTGAAAATTCGTAATGTTGAGGGTTATCGTAATTATGATAAGTCTGAGTTTGCTAATCAATCTGCACTCTGTGATGGTAATGATGAGAAACTGGAAGCACTTTGGAAATCTGAACATGGTTTGAAAGAATTTGTGGAGAAGAAACAATTCAAATCATATGAGCAGTTGAAATCTCGTCTTGATAAAGTTTTGGGATTTGATGGAACTGCACCAGTGTCAAGAACCAAAGCAACTGATTCAGTGTTTTCATCCGTTAAAGATGAAGATGTGTCAAAGATTGATAAAGTAATGTCTGAAGATGATGCGGATTTGGATTACTTTAAATCTCTTGCAAAACAAGATTAATTAATTTGTTC